GATGAAAATGGTGAACCAATCTATCCACCATTTAATCCTACACCATTGCCTTTGATTGAACCAAAGCTCAAAGAGGAACTCAAAGATCTAATCAATGAGGTTCTTGATGAGAGAGAACATCAAAGAAAACTTAATGGTCCATATGATGTCTATGATTGAGAAAGGAGATAAGATAGTTAAGATGGTTCTGTTCAGTCCACACGAGGCAGACCACTTATTCAAAAAGGAAGATGGTACATTCTATTGGTGTCATCATAGAAAGAGTGGAGACACTTATTCTATACCTGAGATACAACTAGAAATGTTCCCACCTGAACCACCCAAGAAACTGGAGGTAGGTACAGATGCACCACATCATAATATTCTAGAAAAGTATTATGGTGAGGATTGGAAACCCACACCCGTAGAAGGATTGGAGGATCATTACCAATGAGATTAGGCGTTATGTGTTCTGGAAACGGAACCAACTTCGAGAACATAGTTCGTTACCCTCAGATGAAACATGAGATTGTGTTGATGATACACAATACAAAAGAATGTGGTGCTGTAGCGAGAGCAGCAAAGTTTGGAATTCCTCACGTGAGGATAGCACATAAAGATGAAGATCAAATGATTCAACTCTTCAAAGCATGGAGGGTTGATCTTGTTGTATTAGCAGGTTACATGAGAGTTCTTAAGAAACCATCTGAGTTCCCATGTCCTATCATAAATGTACACCCATCACTATTACCTAAGTACAAGGGTTTACATGCAGTAGAACAAGCATTAGAATCAGGTGATAAAGAGAGTGGATGCACTGTCCACTATGTTAACGAAGAGCTTGACGGTGGTGATATAATAAGTCAATCAAGAGTTCCTATTTGTCCTGATGATACTATAGAGACATTACAACATCGTATCCAACGAGCAGAATATAGACTGCTTCCTTTAGTAATTAATGATTTAGCATATGAGCAAGCCCAAACTAAGTGCATGGTTGTATAGTATCAACCAAACCAAAAAGAATATGATGGATGAAGATCCATCTTTGGAGAACTCATATCCTACATGGATTATTAATAAGTGCTTATCATCCTTTACAGACACTGTGTTGTTTGCTAATGAGATGAATATGAATTGGCATATATCCAAGCGTATGCAATACGACTTTTATATAAATAGTCTGAGACCTAGAAAGAGATTCTCTCCTTGGTCTAAGAAAGAGTCGATTGATTATCTTGATGAAGTTCGTGAGTATTATGGGTATAGCTATACCAAGGCTCTAGAAGTAATCAGGGTATTATCAACAGATCAACTCGAACATATAAAAAGATCATTGAATAAAGGTGGAAAATAATGTCCGTTGATACTGAGATCCAGTGGAAACAATCTGATATGATTGAGGTTGGTCTTAAAGAACCAGATGATTTCCTAAAGGTTCGTGAGACACTAACAAGAATTGGTGTTGCTTCTAGGAAAGAACGAAAGATATATCAGTCATGTCACATCTTGCATAAGCAAGGAAAGTATTACATAGTTCACTTCAAGGAACTCTTCGCACTTGATGGTAAGAACACTAACATTACGTTGAATGATATCCAACGTAGAAATCGTATAACTCAGTTGTTATCTGACTGGGGATTAGTTACTATTATAAATCAGGATGGTGTTGGTGAGCTCGCACCATTAAATCAGATTAAAGTTATATCTTTTAAAGAGAAAGGTGAGTGGACTCTAGAGTCTAAGTATAATATTGGTAAGAAGAAACCGTAACATCCGTACTCATTTTTCTGGTTTGCCGCATAGCAAATTCAGTCCACCACTGCTTAAATAGTAGTGTGATGCCTTCGGGGTCACATTCAATTAAGTCGCTTTAAGGAGGACACCATGCGTAGATCATATTGGGAAACCTATAGCCCATTTCAATTAGGATTCGATGAAACATTCAACAGACTGGAAAGACTTGCAGAAGCTGGACAGAATTATCCACCCTACAATGTTTTTCATGGAACAGATGGTAGAACCACTTTGGAGATCGCTCTTGCTGGATTTTCAAGAGAAGATATCGAAGTTACCACCGAACAAAACATCTTAACAGTTAAAGCATCCACAGAAGAAAAGGATGAGAGAACCTATGCCCATAAGGGTATTGCTACTAGATCATTTGATAGGAGTTGGCAACTAGGAGACTCTATTGAAGTTGAGAATGTTGATTATAAAGATGGATTACTGGTTGTGAATCTTACTAAGGTTCTTCCAGAGAATCAGCAAAAGAAATTCTGGTTCGGCACAGGTGCTGCCAGAGAAAAGTTAGAGGCTCAGGTCTCTTAGTTGAGTAGTGGTATTTTATTATGTTTTAAAGGGGAGCTTGACTTTTGTCGAGTTCCCCTTTATAATGTCTAGGTACAACCCTTAGAATATGAGTATTAAACTTATCGTTCTTAATACTGGAGAGCGAGTAGTATCTGAGGTTCATGAGATTAGAGGAAACCCTAGTGCGGATGGACTTGCTACTACCCTAGGGTATATCATGATACATCCTCAAATTCTTACAGTCTCTAAAGGTATTCCAACTACTCAAAAATTTCAGACTAATGAACCTGAATTGAAAGTATCTTTTTCTCCTTGGAGTCCTTTTGCAAAACATCAACAGTTTCGTTTGAACCTTTATAGTGTTGTTAGTATGAATGATGTTAGGGAAGATGTTGAGAAGATATATCTTGACGAATTCCATGTAAAAGATTACCAGTTTGTTGGAGAAGAAGTATCAATTATGTACACCGATTTACACGAAAAATCTTAATTATGGCCATACAAGTTATTAACATGAAGTATTCCAACGAGCAAGTCATTGCTGAAGTTGGAGAAGTTTATCATGATAAAGACTCTAAGGAGAAAGGTGAGAAGCCTATATGCCTAGCATTTACAGATCCTTATACACTGCATGTTGTAAATGAAACCGAAGAAGGTTATAATATTAACTTCAAGAAGTGGAATCCATTTACAGATGATAGACAGTTTAATGTTGGGTTTGATTTGATTGGTATAATTAGTGGTGCTAAGCCTGCAGTGCAGACAGCATACGAACAGAAAATTTTAGCAGACAGTGAACCAATAGAAGAGACTAATGAAGAAACTACTACGACTGAATAATGAACCTTGGATCCTTGCTGATGTATCTGAGATACCAGATGCAGAATATGGTCAACCAGATTGTATTCTAGAGGATCCTATTACCTTAGATGGTAAGAGGTGGCCAGAATTCTCAGCAGACTACCAACTAGTTGTTAGATCTACTGATATAATAGTGATGGTTACACCAACAGATGAAGCTTTAAATACAGCAGAGGCAAAAGAACTACTTACTGAATGAAATTTTACACCAATGTTGAGCAAGCAGGTCAAAACCTTCTTGTCCGTGGTTATGAGGGAGGCAAGGCATTTAAAGATAGGGTTCCATTTAATCCTACTTTATATCTCCCAACATCTAACTATTCCAAATGGAGAACCCTTGAGGGGAAGTGTGTAGAGCCTATGAAACAAGGTTCCATTGCAGGTGCAAAGGAAACTATAATGAGGTATAGAGATGTTGCTAACATGGAAGTGTATGGTAACACAAGATACCTTTATCAGTATATCGCAGAGGAATATCCTGATGAACATATAAAGTTTGATCCTAAGACCATTAGGGTATTCAACATTGATATTGAAACTGCTGCAGAGAATGGGTTCCCTGATATAGAAGCAGCAGACCAAGAGATACTAGCGATCAGTATTAAGGATTCCTTTACTGGTCGTATTATTGTCTTTGGGGCTAGAGCGTTTGATAATAAGCATGATGACGTAGACTACCTTCACTTTAAAACTGAACAGTCTATGCTATCAGCATTTTTGGAGTACTGGAATGAAAATTTTCCTGATGTTATTACAGGTTGGAACGTACAACTTTTTGATATTCCCTATATCGCTGGTCGTATTTCTAGGATTCTCGGTGAGAAGTATGCTCGTTATCTTAGCCCGTGGAGGCTTATATCTAGACGTGAAATTTATATCAAGGGGAGAAAGCAAATCGCTTACGATCTTCCAGGAGTATCTACTCTGGATTACCTCGAACTATACAGGAAATTCACTTATACAAACCAAGAAAGTTATAGACTTGATCACATCTGCATGGTTGAGCTTGGATCAAGAAAGTTAGATCACTCTGAGTATGATACATTCAAAGAGTTCTAT